AGTAAGGTTAGCCATTTCCGCGTGAGACTCGCGCACAGCCCCATCTTCCATCGTGCGCCATATATATTGAGTGGCACCCACCAGACCCGCGCGGGCTTGCGTAATATTAGCATTAGACTTAGCTATCTCTGTACGAGCAATAAGCGTCGCCCTGGATTTGGTTACGCTTGTGGTTTCTTGCAATTGCTTCGCTATCTCATCGGCGCGCGTACCGGTAGTCTGTGCTTCTATAGCCAGCTTTTGCGCCCGCTCTGCTGCTTCTGTGGGTAAGCTTTTTATCAACACAACTTGTTCCGCTTGCAATCTTAGTAATGTGGGTGCGATACGTGAGTCTTTCATTAAGTCACTTAATCCACGTCCTATAATCTTTGAATTTTTCTGCCAAGCTCGCTCGTTGGATTTAGAGACCGAGGCTATCATCGCAGCAGCTACACGGTTCGCCCATGGAGTTAATGCTTCGCTGTAGAGCAAAGCCGAATTCATCATCGTAGCGATATCTTCGAGTTCACCATCATCATTAATATGCGCATTGACTATAGCGCCGCTATGCTCTGCGACTTTTCTTAACTGTCGAGCATATTTAAGCTCTTGCGATTTCTGATATTGCCAATCCGATTTATTAGCCATCTAATTTGTCCGCTGGTGCGAGCTTGTCATCGGATGGCGTTTGCCCTGTCATCGCCAAAGCCTTAATCATTTCTGGGCTAGGCTCCGGGGGTGCCTCGTCTTCTTCTTTAGCTTTGCGCAAGTCTTCGTCCGTAATGTTGCTCCACACCCCCGTTCCCTCGGAGCTTTGCAATAACTCTTGCGTTGCGGTTTCTTTGCTTACAAGTCCGGAGCTAAACGCCTCCACTATGCTTGCGGTGGTTTGTTGATTGATAACTGATTTTTCATTCAAGTCCAATTGCCACAACGGCACAAATTCAAAGTTTAAATCTGCAGGCGGTTGTTCCCCCAACGTCGAGATATACATCACTTTTAAAAGCTTAAGATAATCCGGCCGCATACCTTCCTGTGCGTCTTTGACTTTGTCATAATACATGCGGGTGTTTTCTTCTCCCGTAGCGTTAAGACCTTGCGCTGTTTCACCCATGAACTTAGTCGCAGGCGCTCCGCTTAATGTGCATAGCTGATTTTCAAATTTATTTTGCGCTGCTAAGAGGCCGGTTAAATCATAATTGAGGATTTCGATGGAATCATTGGTGCTAAGCACGGTCACATTCTCGGTGCTCTCTGTTATCTTCATAGCTTGTATAAAGCCCATCAGATTATTAGCAGCTTGTCCTTCCAGGCCTTGGTTGACTACCTCATACATATTGTCAATTTTGACGACTCGAAAAGACGATTTATACGCAGCAGAGGCAAGCGCGGCTGACGCGGTTAAGTAGCTCGTGATAACATCCATGGGGTTAACTAATACCGAGCTATGCCAGCGCTGGTTTTGCAGGAAGTCAATAAAGGGCAAAAAGTCGCCATCGCATCTAATTACTCTAGAACGATGAATAATTACTTCTGTTTGGTATTTCTGCAGCTTTGAGTAATCAGAAGGGTTGGGAAATTGCATATCCCAGTCGTATGGGGATAGAACGGTATAATAGTTTGGCATATTATCAATCGGGTCGTAATCATCAGTAGACGGCCACAGTTGCCAGCGGTCCAACATCTTAAGCCCTTTGAATTGGTCTTTGCGTATAGTCGTCAAATCAAGCGGGGTAGATAATAATTGGCCCTCTATATCCAAAACCGCTATCGCACCCCCGTATAAACGGGCCATGCAAATTGTCTCAAACAATCGTTTTTGTAGTCCGAGCCCAGACCAATTGGACATGATAGCCTTAATCTTATCGGGCTCTATATCCCCTTTAATTTGTATGCCCTCGCGCGTCATATCCTCTGCTTGCATCTCAATTAAGCGCCTACAGATAAAATTACCGCCATACATTGCGCGCAGTTTAAGCCAGTTAAAGTTTTGCGCTACCGGGTTAATAAAAAAGCCAGAGCCTAGCGCATTACCGCCGCCCATGCCTAGACTTAAAAGGGGGTTGACGAAAGAATCGAAGGCTTGGCCTGCGATGACTTTCATATCTTTAACCAGACTGACTGCCCATGACTTTTGTTGATTGTTAATAGCTACAGGCATTCGGATTGATTTCTTGCTCATTTTATAACCTATTGTTTAATAACTTGCTGCCACCATGGCGTGATGCTTTGAGCTATCATGCCGTTGATTGCGTAGACCATTGGGTCTACTTGGTCATCATGGGGGTGGGTATCATCAGCCGTAAACGACTCGCATTCTTCTAAAAAGTCGAATAAGTACGGCGCATCTTTCTGTAAGTATACCATACCCGCCTCTAGTATAGGCGTTATAGCATAAACGCGCGTGTATTTATCCTTTGAGACTCTTTCTTGCTTACTATCTTCTTTTCTTTTATTCCGAGATTCCGTGGTGCGTTTATCTTCTTCCTTGATTGGAAATATCGGTATGCGTCCTTCGGCGCGTATGCTTTGGATGAGGCCTGTGCCGCTGGCTTTGTCTTCGATGCAAATTCTGCGTAATTGGCCATGGGTCCGCACATCTAGCCCCGACATCTTTATCCAAAAGGCTATTGCTTGACGCTTAAGCTCTGGCGCTTCCCACTTACCGCGGATTTGGTCTATTAAGTAGATGTTGCCGTTCTTTCCTTTGCCCCAGCACTGGAATACCGAATAGTCGTGTTGTTCACCAGTTTTCATGGCGGTATCGGCGTAGATTTCACGGTATTGTATTTCTGGTAAATTTTCGTAGTAGCCGAACCATTTTGTTTTGATGATGCCGCCACCTTCTGGGTTGGGGCGCTGCTGCATTTGAGAGGCGTAACCGTCTGAGCCTAGCGCAATTTTGAGTTGCTCTACGGCTTCGCGTGGGAATCGTTCCGGAAATAATAATTGTCCTTCTTCGGTACGCGGGTCTTCGAATCCTATCGATGTATAGCATTTACGCTTAGATTCAAATTCCATCGGTAGCATAAGGCATACATAGCCTTGCTCTCTAGCTGCGGCAGCCACATCATTTTTAGCTACGCGCTGGAGCATAACGGATATTGTAGAGTCCACTTGACTGTTTAGTCGAGTTGGCAAAACGCGGCTAAAAATGTAGTTGGCATTGGCTATTTCGACCGAGCTTTTAGCGTTTAAAACGGAAATTGGATCGTCCCAATTTACCCGATCGCCACGCTTACCCGTCATTGAGCCTATAGCGCAACATTGCCGAAAGCCGCGATGCTCATTTTCAAAATAGCCTTTGGTGTTTTGGTCTGTAGTGAGTTTTAATGGCCATAGGCTTTGGAACCAATCCGACTCAATAATGATGCGTGTTTTACGGTTATCGCGTAATGCATTCCCTATTTCGTAGCTCGCGCTGATAGTGCGCAGATGACCTAAGCCACGCGGCCCCCATTCCCATGGTGGAAACATTACCTGGGAAATAGTACTTTTAGACAGGCCAGTAGGTAGCTCGACAAGAAGGCGTTTAATCTGACCCTCGGTGATAGCTTGGTAATGCTCGCAGACAGCGCCCATAGCCCAGCCGTTAACAAATTCTGTTCCAGGCTCAATCAACGGCCACGCTCTTTCTACAAAATTAATAAGCCTCAAGCTGCAGTATTCGCGCTCGATTGCTAGAAAGTCTTCATTGGAAAGATCTAATAGTGCTGACATGCATATATGTTAACACTATTTGAATTTAGTTGCTAATTATTTGCGGGGTGATCGCCACATACAATGCATTCACCGATTCCGTGCGCGTCTCTAATTAGGTGGGGGCACGTATCATTCTCGGTCAGAGCATCGGCAACAAAGTTATCGATATGCGGAGGTATCGGCATCCAGCAAATTATCCCATCAATATTTCGGACATAACCATCTTTTGTGTCAACAGTCTTGTTATCAATAGAGTCCAGAGGATATTCTTGTATTACAAACGCATTAACATGCACTCCATACCGAACCCTAAAGACGCACGGCTGCATAAAGTACCTGCGGTATACAGGGCTATATGATTTGACTAAAACTGACTCCCCGTCTATCGGTAATATGTCGCGAGGCGAAACCCACGGTTCTAAATATTTAGTCATTTTCACCCTTATTCTTGTGTATGTATAGGATAATCTGCCATAAAGAGCTCACTCATCGGCGTATCTCCATTTTAAAGTCTTATATGGCCCGGTAAATTTTGGCCCGAAACCGCTCTCCACCGTTATGCCGTTATAGCAAAGAATAGGAACACCATCTATAATCACCAACTTACCTTCATGCTGCACTTTAGCTTTACTTGCGCATTGGCTTTCTAGTTCGCCAATAATTTTTCTGCCCTGCTTTGGCCAGCACTTCTCAGCGTCGTACCATTCCGGTTCTTTTTCTTCCAATTTTCCATCAAAAGATATGAGCTCTAAATCAAGAGCTTTTCTAAGCCCCACATTCTCTCTCATCAGCTCTTTGTTTTGTTCTTTGAGCTCAATTACCTGTTTAGTCAACTCCAGCGCTTTATCAATATGCGTTTGCAATGTTTCCCGGGCTACCTGCCAATACTTGACCGCATCATCTTTGCGGCCTTCGGCTTGACCCAAATCATATTCAAGGGACTCAATGCGTTCTTTAATCTCGCCCTCCATATCTCGCCTCTCATGCCACATCAGTTCTTGCATCACTTGTATGCCTTTAGCATAGCCCCGCTCAAACTCTGCTTTGCCGTACTCCTCAATATCTTGCATGATGCGCGGCATTGATTCGCTCAAACGACATTTTATTTTCTCCAACAATTTATCACTCATACTCACCCCCATGCTCAGTAATCCCAAGATAACTTGTGCCGTCAAAGTTTATATTAGGAGCGTATTGATTTAAGTGGACATAGTGGAGCTCGACAAGATTCTGCCACGTCGACAAATTGGGTGCAAGAATGTTAAATGTTATAGCCACACATTCGGTCAGCAAGCTTGACAAACGAGCGGCAGCAGCACACCGGTCAATATCCATCATTTCCGTTAGATATTGCCCAAGCAGAGACTTTACTTCAGATTCCACGTGGCCGAAAAGAAAATCGCCGCGTTCTTCTTTGCGGTCGCTTAGTTTATTTGTCATCTTTATTCCTTGCTTCTAACAGCTCGTGTAACGAGAAACCCATTTTATATACTTTAACCTCAATACTCTTTTCGTTATCCTTGTAAAGGTCTGCCTTACATCGCCTTATTAAACTATTGCGCATGAAAGTAACCGCATGCTCCATCATGTCATCATAAATATAGATATCGGATAGAGCGGCAAATCTAACTCCAGGCCAAAGATGTGGAACGGCAAAAGGTATATTCTCAATATCAGAATACACCCTAATATCATCATATTCACATTTATCATTAATAGTTAAAGCGTAAGTGCGTAGCCCGCACGTACCCACTATAAAGTAGAAATATCTCATCATTATTTAGCCGCCCTCGCTTCCAATAACTCTTTCATAGTCTGCGCGCTCAGCTTGGACACATCAAGCGCAGGCTTAGGTGTCATAGTGCCGTCGGTAGAGCTATGGTCTATATTAAATTTGTTATAGCCAAACATCACGTTTAGCTCTTTAATTGCGGCTATACGCTCAGAGCCCTTGTAGCTGTCATCTGCTACTATTTCTTTTAGGCCCTTCACCGATTCCTCGATCGACCATAGAGTTTTTTTCTCTACCGTTTTGCGCAATTCTTGCACCCTTGCCAAAACCGTGTCATTTTTGGACATATGCGACGCCTTTGGGTGCACCGATTCATCCTTCCACTTTAGGCTGACAGGGTAGGCGGCTCTATAAGCATCTGCCTGGCTTTTGCCAGCGACTATAGCTTGCGCAAATATTTCTATTCTATCAGCCGTACTCGGCTTCTTTTTAATTTCTTCGGTCATGATATCCCCTTTTCTTAAAGTTTAAACTAAATTAAAAAGGTTGTCAATATTATTTGCAATACCGCGTTATTTTTCCGAATTATTTTAAACGTCCCTTGACATTTTTTTAAATGGTGCTATACTGAGGATATAAGCAATTGGGCTTATGTACTAACAAAGGATATTTAACAAATGACCAAACATGATATAGATGCAGATTTTGACACCAAGGCGGTAAATCAAGAAATAGCGGCGGCGAATTATCATTCCGCTTTGTTTAAGCGCTTATCTAAGGATAACGGGGTAATCACGTCCAACCTACTAGCGCGCTCCATTAGTAGTAAAGATGTTGGGGAATATGAGCAATTTGCAGTAAAAGACAGGCTTGATAATGGGTCGATAGCTGCGATTGATGTTTTTGGCAACGAGGAAATATTTAAGCTAATTGATGGCGTTTATATTGCGCAAGATAACAAGCCAGTGTGGGCAAAATAATAAGGAGATTTAAGAGATGAAATCGCTAACAAGATACTTGGTC